CATTCTTCAGCGGGATTCGTTGACAATGTGTACAACATAACTCCTCTCCCTCCCCGCAGCTACCGTGATATGGAGTCCTTCAAGAAAGCATGCAAAGAAGCTGCTGATACTACCACTGCAGACAACATGACAGAGAAGCGGAGTTTCACCTACAAAATGAGAGAACAGAGGGGAAAGCAGCTGTCTGAATTTGCGAGGGGTCCCGGGTACGCAAAGGCTAAAGCGGAGTTAAAGGCTTCCAAGGTCTTTAACTATCAAAACAAATCTGAGCTCTACCCTCCGCACTTCAGAGGCCTGGGGTTCACCAGGAAGGAGCCCCCACTCGACCCGCTGAGGCACCTCTGCCAGGGTTACTACACTCAGGGCCAGCCCCAGAGGATTGATGTGTGCCGATACGATGAGCTTTTTTGCACAATCATGGAAAATTGGGATATGGCCCGTACCGATCGCTTCTACACAAGTTATACTCGAGACCAGCAGAGATACATGAAGCTTTTCCTTGGGGAACTCCACAGGTACTACGATACGGATTCATTGGATGACCACAGGGTGAGATTCGCTTCGAGTTTCCAGGACTATCGGGGTGTCATGAAAGGGCTTGGACAGGGCAGCGAGAAGATGATGGAGTCCCTAAGACCGGTTGCTCAAAAGATCCTCAACACTTCCTACATGATGATGGAAGCAGACGGCGATCGGCGAGCTAGAAACTGCAGCCTATATGTTGCGAGACTCGTCAAAGCCGCAACTAGGGATCAACTTTCTCGCCTTAAAAAAAATGAGAAGCAGGTCATTCAGCTCATAAGCGAAGAGTTATTGAGAGATTCCATACTCTCGTCTTGCAGCTCAGTTGGAATGGCCGGGAGTCAAAATCGAGGGAAATTCAGGTCTGAGGAGGACCTGGCACTAGACCGGTCTGCCATTAGTGTTCTTCGCGGGAAAGACGGGACGTCTGTGATTGGCGGAAAGTATGATATGATAATGGTGACAAGTGACTACATTGTTGTCTCTTATGGGAAGGAGAATCCAGATGAGAAACCATACACCATGATTCTTGACCAGGCCACAATGATGCAACACAAGAAAACCCTAGCTGGGAAAGTTGCTGCAATTGTCTTCGCAAGTGTGGAACTTCCCGCAATATCGGAGACCGCCACTGTGGAAACATTGATTGATGCCTGGAATTGTATTGAACAAGATGCAATTGAATATGGAACGAATGCACATGCCTTTTTTAATGACATGGAAGGATTCTGTCAGGCTCTGATGGAAGAGAAGATAGACTCTTATTGCAACCTTGGGCTCCTGGATGCTATAAAGAAGGAGGCAAGAAACAGTACGAAGACGTACAAGATTATAGATGTGGACAAGATGAGGACTTTCAAGCTCATGGAAACACAAGATATCTCTGGAATGTTGTCAATTGCATCGTTGTCAAAACACGCCTGCAGTATAGAACTCAGAGAGCCCGAGGGTGCATTGGATTATATAGAGCTGTCGACGACAGTACAGGGCGATTATGATGACGAAATGGAGAAAATGTCTGGCAGCTTCGTGAAATCAGTCCTCAAAGCAAGCTTTGAGAGACACAGTTATTATCCTGAGGTCGAGGTTCCAGACGACCCAAAGTATGAGGGTCTTCGCGAGTGTATCCAGAACTCGAAGTCACTTAGCTCGATAGAGTATGTTGCCTCTATCAGGAACTTGAATGACCATGATTGGGCAAAAGTGAAAATCTGGAGGCTCCACAAATTTTATTGCAGTGAGACATTCCTGACACACATGAAGCCGAAGACCATAGCCAAGGGGAGAGGTCTGATCATGAAGAAAGCAGAGGAGCCTGAACAGGTTCGAGAGAGCCTGACACAGTCTCTGGTCGTCTACATTCTCGGCAGAGCAAAATGTGAGCAGAAAGCTTTCTATGAAAAGATCTTGACACTGGGACCAGACAACTGGAAGAATGACCCTTACATCTTTGATAAACTCTGCTGCAAGTACGTCGAAAAGGCTGGAGAGCTCAAAAAAGATCCACGGTTTTTTGGAGAATTGACAACTGAGGTCAGACAGCTTATAGCTGACATGAATGAAGTCCACAAGCTCATCCTATCACACATTGCAGGGAATATGATGACGAAGTCCAACAGATCCAAGTCAATCGTTTCACATGCGATGATCGATCCGAGAACTGACGAGTACAGCGAAACCCTTGGGTTTGTTTCTCTGGATATCAACAAGTGGAACTCCAATTTTGGAAGTGCAAATACGGGAAAGATATGCGAGAAGATTGCAGAGATCAGTGATAGTGAAGTTATGAAGTGGCCTCATGCACTCATAGAAAAAATGCTCGGTTTCTGCCAAGTGGCCGGGGAGTTGATCACATGGACGGAGCATCTGCGGGGGATCGAGG